ATGGATAGAGTAAAAATAGAGAAGGTTAATGAGGTCTATCTTCGTGTAGACGCTGAAGCATCTATCATTATGGAAATGTCAGACTACTTTACTTTTGATGTTCCTGGTGCAAAGTTCTCACCACAATACAAAGCAAAGTATTGGGATGGAAAAATTCGTCTTTTGAATAACATGACTCGACTTCTCTATGCTGGACTATTGCCATATGTGGTTTCTTTCTGTAAGGACAGAGATTACGAATGTACAGTTTCAAAAAAATATGAGCCAATACAAAGATACGGCGATGATTCAGGATATGAGATTGCTAATCTTCTCAAAACAAACTTTTCGTTAAGAGATTATCAAAACGAAGCGTTCGTTGAGTGTTTAAACTCCGAACGTAAACTTCTTTTATCGCCAACAGGTAGTGGTAAATCTTTTATCATTTATCTTCTTACACGATGGCATATGGCTCAGGATAGAAGAACATTAATCGTTGTACCGACAACATCTCTTGTACATCAGATGGCATCAGACTTTGTTGAATATAACAATAATAAAACACTTGACATTCATAAGATTATGGCTGGTGTTGATAAAGACATAAATAGCAAGATTGTAATAACAACTTGGCAATCAATATACAAACTTAAAAAATCGTGGTTTGATTCTTTTGATGTTGTAATTGGTGACGAAGCACATTTATTTAAAGCAAAGTCGCTCACTAGTATTCTATCTAAAATGGAACAGTGTAGATATCGTTACGGTTTCACCGGCACACTTGACGGAACACAGACGCATAAATTAGTATTGGAGGGGTTGTTTGGGCCTGTCAAGAAAGTTGTTACTACTTCCGAATTGATGGGTCAGGATGTTCTTTCTGAATTAGAGATTAAGTGCATTGTACTAGAGTATCCAAAAGAACTTAGAAAACTAATCGCTGGTAAGTCGTATCAAGATGAGATTGATTTCATAGTCACTAACGAATCGAGAAATAAATTTATTCGCAATTTGGCTTGGAGTTTAAAAGGTAATACATTAATACTGTTTCAGTTTGTTGAAAAACATGGTAAAATTCTATATCCAATGTTACAATCGGAGAATAGAGAAGTTCATTTCGTATATGGAGGAGTTGATTCAGATGAAAGAGAAAATATTAGAAAACTTGTTGAAGGCAGTAGCAACGCTATTATTCTTGCCAGTTATGGCACTTATAGCACTGGTATCAATATTCGTAATCTTCACAACATTGTGTTTGCAAGTCCTTCTAAGTCTAGGATTCGCAATTTGCAGTCAATTGGGCGTGGACTACGAAAACATGAAAGCAAAGACAGAGCGGTTCTCTATGACATCGTTGACGACCTCTCAAGAGGAAGATCAAAAAACTTTGCACTAAAACACTTTCTAGAGCGAGTCGATATATATTCTAAAGAAGGATTCGCGTTTAAACTCTATAATGTGGAGTTAAAGGTATAAATGCTTAATATATTTAAACTTATTTCTGGAGAAGAAATCTTCTGTTCTGTACGGAACGAAGATGAAAATGGTTGGTATATAGAAGATCCGGTCACTTATGCTTTCACACCCGGATCAGGTATTATGATGAAACATTGGATGAATCTCTGTAATGATTCTTATGTCTTTATCAGTAAAGATAAAGTGTTGGCTGATTTAGGAGAACCAAACGCTCTTGGTTATTATTACTATGATATCTATCTTGCTGAAGCAAAAAGAAATGTCAAACATTCTCTACGAGCGTTAGAGGAAACGCCTGTAGCGTCCGCTACAGAAGAACTAAAATTAATGAAGCGTGATAGAAACTTTCGTCTTAATTAACTTTAGTTCTTATTGGCCATAAAACCATTATACAGAAGAAAAAAAGATTGTCAACATGTTTTTAGTGTTGACAAACAAATAATTTGGTGTTATTATATAAAATATATCAATGAAATAAATTGTGAAAAGTAGAGGAACTATGGCAAAAACTCAATATGTTGATAATAAAAAATTCTTTGAACAGATGGTGCTTTATAACAATCAAGTAAAAGAAGCAGACGCATGTGGAGATGATTCTCCTAAAATCCCGGAGTATATTGGGAGATGTATATACGATATCGCAAATAGATTATCGCACAAACCAAACTTCATTAATTACCCATTTCGTGAAGAAATGATAGGTGATGGTATTGAGAATGCTATCCGAGCATTGGCTAATTTTGATCCAAATAAATCAAGTAATCCATTTGCTTATTTCACTCAAATCATCTACTATGCTTTCCTTCGTAGAATCGCAAAGGAAAAGAAGCATCTGTATACTAAACAAAAAGCCTTCACAAGTATGGCAATCTTAGGTGAAGTATATGACGAAGGTAAATCATCTGTGGACATATCAAATCATATCTCAAGTATGACAACGGATTATATGAATGATTTTGTTGAAGAATATGAGAAGAGTATAGAACGTAAGAAAGCGCCCAAAGTAAAAAAGAAAAAGGGGCTTGAACTGTTTTATGATGAGGAAGAAGAGAAAGTATGAAAATCTATTGACAAATATGAAACATCTTGGTATACTAACAAACCATCAGGCGACTTTGTACCTGAAAACCTTATAATGAAAGGAGAGTCTGTGTTATGCGTATTGCTATTATAACAGACACACACTTTTGGCGTCCGTAACGACAATCGTATTCTTGCTGATCATATTAATTCTTTTTTTGATGTGCAGTTTTTTCCGTACCTTGATTTACATAGGATTGACACTGTTATTCATCTTGGTGATGTTTGCGACCGTCGAAAGTATATTAATTTTGTCACTGGTGCAGCCTTAGAGAAGCACTTTGTCAAACCACTCGCAGACCGAAATATTCGATGCGACCTTATCATTGGCAATCATGATTGTTATTTTAAGAATACCAATGAGATTAACAGTATGCGTCAGTTGTATGAACATTCTAACTATAATTTGAATATTTATTGGGACAAGCCTGTAGAATTGACCTATGATGGTCTTAAAGTAATGCTTGTGCCGTGGATTTGTGATGATAATCAAAATGTATGTGTAAAAGCAATGGAGAATACAGATGCCCAAATCCTTATGGGACATTTTGAGATACAGGGATTCGAAATGTATCGAGGAACTATCAATCATCACGGGATGGACAAAAACATCTTTAGTAAGTTTGATGTGGTTCTATCTGGTCATTTCCATCATAAGTCTTCTCATGGGAATATACATTATCTTGGTGCTCCTTACCAAATGACTTGGAGCGACTATAACGATCCTCGAGGGTTTCATGTATTAGACACTGAAACACGAGAGTTGGAGTTTATTCCAAATTCAAGGTGGATTTTTCACAAGTTGTGGTACGATGACACAAAAATGTCTATCAATGATATTTCTGAACTGAAGTTTGAAAAGGAGTTGACAAACTCTTACGTTAAGGTGATCGTAAAAAATAAGACGAATCCATACCTCTTTGACCTTTGGATGACCAAACTACAAGAGATGGGTTGTGCTGATATTAAGAGTGTAGAAGACCATATGAACCTTGATATTGTAGACGAAGACAACTTAATCGATGAAGCCGAGGACACTTTGACAATTCTTTCTAAATATGTTGACAGTCTAGACATTCGTAGTCATAAGAGTCGTGTGGATAATATTGTGAAATCGTTATATCAGGAGGCGATGAGTTTGTGAGGAATAAGAATAGAACATGAGTATTATTTTCGAAACAATCCGTTATAAAAACATTCTGTCTACTGGAAATGCCTTTACGACGATTTCTTTAAATAGTTGTAAGACCACATTGATTGTTGGAGAGAATGGCGCGGGTAAGAGCACGATTTTGGACGCTCTTGCTTTTGCTTTGTATGGTAAGCCATTTCGACGTATTAACAAACCACAACTTCTTAACAGCATCAATGGCAAGGATTTGCTAGTAGAACTAGACTTTCGTATTAATAGCGACGAATATATGATTCGTCGTGGCATCAAACCAAATATCTTTGAAGTATATAAGAATGATAGTCTTTTAAATCAAGATGGCGCAAACAAAGATTATCAAACGCACCTTGAGCAGAACATTCTGAAGTTAAACTTCAAGTCTTTCGGTCAGATTGTTGTGTTAGGTAGTAGCACCTTTGTTCCTTTCATGCAACTACCAGCAGCACACCGTCGAGAGATTATTGAAGATTTGCTTGATATTCAAATCTTCACAAAGATGAATTTTCTACTCAAGGACCGCATTACTCAAAATAAGACAGACATTCAGGACGTTAAGTATCAGATGAACTTGACAGCGGATAGGATTGCTTCTGCTAACAAGCATAATGATTCTATTTTGAAAATAAAACAAGCTGATGTTGAGAAGATTAATAATAGGATTGTTGAACTCACAAAAGAGAATGCCCGTCTTATGGATGAAATTCATGAAATCCAAGACACAATCAAGTCTTTAAAAGAGACTATTAGTGATGAAAGAAGTGCTGACAAGAAGTATATGGAACTAGTTCGTCTAGATAAGAACCTTCGGTCTAAAATCAAAGAAATCACGAAGGAACTAAAGTTCTACGAAGACAATAATGAATGCCCTACTTGTAAGCAGGGTATTGATCACAGCCACAAAGAACATACCATTAACACAAGACAGTCTAAGATTTCAGAGATTGAAACTGGTCTTCAACGTATGGAAAATGAGATTATTTCAGTAGAACATCGAAAGACTGAGATTGCCAAGATCCATGATAAAATGAATCAACTGAGTTTTGATATGAGTGGTAAGAATGGTACTTACGCTTCAAACGAACGGAACATCATTTCTTTGAAGGCTGATTTAAACAACACAAAGAAAGAAGCGGAGTCTATTGATACTAGCACTATTGAAGCATTATCAACCGAACTAGAGAGTTACAAAGACAATCACCGTGAACTTACGATTGACCGTGATACGATGGGTGTTGTTGCTAATCTACTAAAAGACGGTGGCATCAAGACACAAATCATTCGTCAATATGTGCCTATCATTAACAAACTTATCAACAAGTATTTGGCGGAGATGGACTTCTTTGTTCAGTTTGAACTAGATGAGCAGTTTAATGAGACGATTCGTTCACGCTTTCGTGACGAGTTCTCATACGAATCTTTCTCTGAAGGCGAGAAGAGCCGGCTGGACTTGGCGATGTTGTTTACTTGGCGAGCAATCTCAAGATTGCGTAACTCCGTCTCCACAAACCTTTTGATTATGGATGAAGTGTTTGATGGCTCTCTTGATGTTGATGGTGTTGATGCGCTGCGCTCCTTGCTTGATGAAGCGGACGGTACAAACTTTTTTGTTATTAGCCATAAAGAACAGTTTAGTGGTAGTTTTGAGAGAACTATTTATTTTGAGAAAGTAAAGAACTTTTCAAGGATTGCTGCTTGACATGCTACTCATTATGAGCTATAATGATTATTCATTTTGGAGATATACATGAAGTTTTACACGAATGTTGAGCGTATAGGTAATAGTATTAGGGCTGTAGGATATGATAATGGAGCACGATTTGATAGTCGTGCTTCTGATTTTATGCCTGTCATGTATGAGACTACTACTAGTAATAACGCTACACATAGAGGATTAAAAGGGGAGCCACTGCGTGCTATAGCTTTTGATGACATCCGGAGCTGTGAAGAAAAAATTAAAGAGTGTCGAGAGATTGCAAATAAACCTGAGTTGCATGGTCATGATAATTATGTAATGCAATATATTCTTCAGGAATATGGTCAGAAGATAGACTTTGATCGTAGTCTCATTAATGTTCAATACCTTGATATTGAGGTTGCATCCGATCAAGGATTTCCTGAGCCACGACAAGCTTTGTATCCTGTTATATCTATTGCAATGGTTGACGGCAGAGATGGTTCAGTTAATGTGTGGGGCTTAGAAGATTATAATCCAAAAGCTACAGAACTAACGGATGTAGATCCATCAAAGATCAATTACATCAAATGTAATAGTGAGATGCACTTACTTACGCAATGGGCTACATTCTGGCGTAAGTGTGATATTGATGTAGTAAGTGGTTGGTATATTCAGATGTTTGATATACCTTATCTTGTCAATCGTATCAATCGTGTCTTTGGTGAAGGTGCTGCTAATAAGTTATCAAGATGGAATAAGGTAAGAGAACGCAACATTAAGATTTTAAATAAAGAGGAACAGACATTTAATATCTTAGGTGTGCAGCAGCTTGATTATATGGATCTATTTCGTAAATTCGGTTATATATTTGGTCCCCAGGAATCATATCGCTTAGATCATATTGCCTATGTTATTCTTGGTGAGAATAAACTTTCGTATGAAGAGTATGGTAACTTACATACACTTTACAAAAGAGATCATCAAAAGTTTATTGATTATAATATTAAAGATTCCTATCTTGTACATAAGCTTGATAAGAACCTTGACTTTATATCCCTAGCATGTATGATTGCATACACTGCAGGTACAAATTATATTGACTCATTTGGTACAGTTGGTGTTTGGAATAGTATGATATATCGTGCTCTTGCTGATATGGATATTGTTCCTCCACCATTTCACCAGAAGGATGCTACAGCATATGAAGGAGGGTATGTTAAGGATCCACAAGTAGGAGCTCACAAATGGGTATGTTCTTTTGATCTTAACTCTCTGTATCCGAATATTATTATTCAATATAATATGTCGCCTGAGACAATTACGGATAAGATTTCGGATGTCAATGTTGATATTCTATTAAAAGATCCTGCTAATCGAGGCACTTCAGATACATCAATGGCTGCGCATGGTGTTCATTTTAGCAATGAACATGTTGGTATTCTACCTAGACTTATTGATCAATTATATAAGCAAAGGGTAGATGTTAAAGCAAGGATGATTGAACTCTCAAAGCAAAATGAAAAGAATCCTAGCTCACAATTAAAGGGTGAGATATCAAGGCTGGGTAATCAACAAATGACTATCAAGATTCTCTTGAATAGTTTGTATGGAGCTACCGCTAATCCATGGTTTAGATATTTTGATAGTCGAATCGCAGATTCAATCACGTCAACAGGTAGATTGACGATTAGAACCGCCGAGAAGGCTATCAACAAATATTTAAATGATACCCTCAAGACAGATAAAGATTATGTCATTGCTATTGATACAGACTCAATATATATTAACCTAGAGGATCTTGTTACAAAGGTATTCGGGGAAGATCAAAGTAATATTGATAAGATTATCAAATTCTTAGATAATGTATGTACACAAAAGCTTGAACCTCTCCTGGAACAAACTTATAATACCTTGAGTAGGGGTATGGGTTGTGTTGAGAATCGTATGGTTATGGCTCGCGAGGCTATTGCTGACAAAGGTATATGGACAGCTAAGAAACGTTACATACTAAATGTATATAACAATGAAGGCGTTCAATATGCTGAACCTAAATTAAAGGTTATGGGCATTGAAGCTGTTAAATCATCAACACCTGAGGTCGTTAGAAATAAACTCAAGGAAGCCTTTAAGATTGTTGTGCAAGGTGAAGAGAAGGATCTTCATGATTTCATAGCTGAATTTAAGGATGAATTTTACAAACTTCCTCCTGAGAGTGTTGCATTTCCAAGATCGGTTAGTTCAGTAAAGACTCTATCAAATGCTGAGATTCGTAATGGACCAATCCTTGAGAAAGGTACGCCAATACATGTGAGAGGGGCTATACTATATAATTACATGGTGAAAAAGAATGAAATAGATAAGCAGTATCCTATTATCAACAACGGCGAGAAGATTAAGTTTACGTATATGACGTTGCCTAATCCACTAAGACAGAATGTCTTTGCCTTTCAAGATTATTTGCCAAGAGAGCTTGACTTAGCTCAATATGTAGACTATAATACACAATTCAATAAGTCGTTCATCGAGCCGTTATCAGTTATCTTGGGGTCAATTGGATGGACGGCTGAACCAGTATCAACATTGGAATCATTTTTTGGATAGGAGCAATATATGGAACCAGTAACATATAAGTATGTGAGCACTAAGGAATATCATGACGAATTTCCTTGTGCTTATCGTCAATGGCGTGCAGATAGTCATTGTAACCTTATTCATGGGTATTCTTTCTCTATGAAGTTTTACTTTGGAACAAATGAGCTTGATGCCCGTAATTGGGTAGCTGATTATGGTGGCTTGAAAGAGTTAAAGCAAGTTCTCAAGGATCAATTTGATCATACACTTCTCGTAGCAGCAGATGATCCTGAGCTTGATACATTCCATCTATTACAAGAAAAGAATATGGCTAAGCTAACAATCCTTCCTCGTCTTGGATGTGAAGGGCTAGCTGATATGTTGTATAAGTTTGTTAATGGCGTGTATATTCCTGACTATTGGGGTCCCACAGAAGCAGAACGCCTGTGGTGTTTCCGTGTAGAAGTTCGCGAGACTCAGTCTAATATGGCTTTCCGTGAAGGTCATCGTGAATGGAATGAGGAGTTATTTGATTGAGTGAACCGCGTGACGTGAGTAAGAAACACTTTTATATTAGTATGGTAAAAAGTGTTGTTCGAATTACCGCTGGCGGTGTATTATGTTTTACGGGTAATGATTTCTTAATTATTACAGGTGTTCTGATAATAGCAGCAGAAATCCTTGGAATTGTAGAGGAGATATGATGACCGAAACGAAATATTATTATAGTGAAATCTTTTATTCTGTGCAGGGCGAAGGACATTATACGGGTGTTCCGTCTGCTTGGCTGAGGTTCTTTCTTTGTAATCTTCAATGTAATGGATTTGGTCAAAAAGACCCCACCGATCCATCAACATATGAACTACCGTTTGAGGACTTTGATGTATCGTCCGTTAGTCGCGTAGAGGATCTTCCTGTATGGTCTAAAGGATGTGATTCTTCATATACATGGGCAAAGAAGTTTAAACCTCTAATGGGTCATGCTACGGGCAAGGAATTGGCAGGTAAGATACAAGATATCTTACGTAATGATTCTAATCCTGAAGGTTGGTTTAGGCATCCTGTATCCCAGCAACACCAGCATCTATGCATTACCGGCGGTGAGCCTTTAATGAAACATGCACAGAAAGCTTTTGTTGAGATATATGAAGAGTTAAAGAATCAGAATGGTGGGCCTAATTCCGAGTCAAATATCCCCGCATCTGTAACATTTGAGACAAATGGTACGCAATCACTTACAGATCCTTTCTATGATTATATGAGTAATCGTAGGTTAATGCAGTCTGAGATATTCTTTTCAGTAAGTCCTAAGTTATGGTCGGTTGCCGGTGAGAAGAAATCTAAAGCAATTAAACCGGATACTATTAAGCAATATCATAGTATATCTTCTCATGGTCAATTGAAGTTTGTTCTTGGTGATGAAGACCGTCAATGGGAAGAGATGGAAGATACATTAAGTGATATACGTAAGGCAGGTGTAACCTATCCTGTATGGATAATGCCAGTATCAGCTACAGCAGAGGATCAACTAGCTTCTGCTGGTAAGGTTGCTGAGAGAGCTTTTCGTCGTGGATATAATGTAGCTGCTAGGGTTCATTGTTATCTATTTGGTAATCAAATTGGCACTTGATATTAAAAGATATTTAAGTTGGTCTAATATTGAGGACGGCTTACAATCAATCCAATATAAACTCGGTGATTACAAACCTGATATTATTGCTGGGGTAGCACGTGGTGGTGCTGTTCCAGCTGTAATTCTATCTCACATTCTTGGAGTTCCCTGTGAAATATTTACATGGCAAACAAGAGATGGCGGAGTTAAAGAATACAGATATGATATCATTGATAGTATAGTTGAAGGAAATAATCGAAATGTTTTATTATTAGATGATATCAACGATACAGGTTTAACATTCAATCAAATTATTGAAAATTGGAAATATTATAATCCTCAACTGATAGATAATCATGTACGAACTGCGTGCTTAATTGAACGTGTTGAATCAAAATTTACTGTTGATTTTCCGGGTGTAAGAGAATATAATAGTGATTGGATTGTATTTCCATGGGAAAGGAATTAATATGACAAAGCTAAGTGATGAGATTAGATCTCATATGATTGCTGATAATAAGAGATTTTGGGCCGGTGATAATATCAGTGAGTATGTAAATGAAGAGCAAAAGCAGATACTAATCAGTGAGGCCACAGAAGCTTTTGAGAGTGTATTAGACACTCTTTTGATTGATAGACATAATGATCCTAATTCAAAGGGTACGGCTAAACGCTTAGCTAAGATGTATTTCAATGAGATTATGTCTGGTCGATATGAATCAATTCCGGAAGCCACGTCGTTTCCTAATATAGGAAAGAGATCATATCACGGTATGCTGGTAGTTAGATCAGAACTCAAGTCAATGTGCTCTCATCATCATCAACCGGTTGCTGGTGTTGCATACATAGGTATTATTCCTGGCGAGAAGGTAATTGGTTTATCAAAGTATACACGTATAGCACAATGGTGTTCTCGTCGTGGTACATTACAAGAAGAGCTTTGTAATGATATTGCGGATGAAATTATGAAAGCTACAGAATCAGAAGACGTCGCAGTATATATTCAGGCAGAGCATGGCTGCTGTGTTAATCGTGGTATTATGGCCCATTCTTCTCTTACACAGACTACTGTCTTACATGGTAAGTTTTGGAAGGATGAGGTTAAGCAAGAGTTCTTTGATAACATTAAATTGCAATTTTCCACAAAATAATTTCAAAAAAAATGCATTTTCCCGTTGACATCTGGTCTCCGATATGCTATATTAATATATAGAAAAGGAGATCAGATATGTCATCTAAAGATCTTACAGAAGAAGTAAAGAACGTCTGGAGTGCTCGTTCTCTTGCTGATAAAAAAGTAGCTATGGAAAATTTGATATCTGTAGCACATGCTAGAAAGGAAACTAAAGCATTGGCTCTTGTTCGTCTAGCTGCACTCAAATCAACAAATCAAGTAGATAAGTTTGCAGTAAACTTTATGATGTCTGGTGAAGGAATGAAAGTTTGAATACTCGACCTTATAAAGTTTATCTTGCAAAGCTCAAGAGAACTAATGGTAAGCCGTCTACGGTTTATAAAGTAGGTATCACATCATCATCAGATGCTATGAAAAGACTTACTTATAATGGTCCAGACGAGCCTAATCCTATCATAGAGACGTTTCCTGATATTAAGGTAATGAAGTCTGTATGGTGTAAATCAGAGAGTCATGCTCTCAAGCTAGAAGAGTTTATTATAAATACTATTGCCAATGGTGATAGATTTCATGATTGGTATGAGCCAGCAAAAGTTTCTGGTATAACAGAAATGCGTTGTTGGAATTACGATGAAATACAACGTATCTTTAGAATAATGGAGAAATACGAACATGCTACACTTCAATGAGTTTCTTAGAGAAGCATCCAAAGAAGTTAAAGGTATGAATATTAAAAAAGTTGTTGATAATCCAGAATGGCAGGCTATTCGTAAAAGTCTGATAGGTAATTGGATTAATAATCATAAAGAAAATGTAAAGACTTTGCGTACTTATTTTGAAAAGAATAAGGATGATCCTAAAGCAGTTCGTCGCGTATTAAATGTTCTCACGGCTTCTGTTCATAGAACAGGTAAGACAAAGAATCAACCTGAAACAGATAAGCTACGTAAAGATGTAAGAATTCATTGGCGTAATATGTTAGGCGAGCCTTATGATAAGGAAGATCCGAAGTATAAGACAGGAGTTATCTAATGTTAACATTCTCTAACTTTTTAGGTGAGAATGCATCACGTGCAAATAAGTTTAATATTGCTTGGCAAATTGTAAGAACTAATGCGCGTGGTGTTAAAGATGTTGATAAAAAGATATCTTATGTAATGTCATTTTTAAATAAGAATAAAAACATTCACAATTATGGCAGAGTTCATAATTGGTTAAAGATGACAGGTGTCTCATATAAAGGGGATCAGAGAAAGAAATTTGAGGACGCTGTGTCTAAATTAGAGTCAAATAAAAATAAATTTAACTCGACTGAAGACTCGGCTAATGATCTATCTAAAATATCTACTGATGATCTACAGAAGGTGTATAAAGATCTTTCAAAAAGAAAATACGGCTTTCAATATAAATCAGTGCCTAAAGCACATACTGAATTTCTTGATAATTTAAAACAAGAATTGGATAAGAGATAATGGTATATGTCCCGTTAAAGAACGGTGCAGGACAGGTAGTAAAAGATATCAAACTTAAATCTCCTGATGGTAAAGTATATACAGTTGTAAGCACAAGCCGTAAAGGTATTAATAGGTATGCCATTAGCTTGAAGTCATCTGATGGCGGCACGCGAACCGTTATGAATCATGATATCCGAACTAAAAAAGATCCTAAGCATGAGCCATGGTCTGTTGTTGGCGGCTTCCACTCGCCCGAGAAACTAGCTAAGATGTTTGATAGGCCTCTAGATCCGGATGCTAATAAACCTCGTCCAGAACGTAAAAGTTTTTGGAAAATGAAATCAAAACCCGGGACTCATAACTATAAACAGAAAGAGAGACTCATGAAACGGGAACCAGAAAAGTATAAAACCTTTCGTGAATTTTGGGAAGAATGTTATATTAATGAAGGCCCTAAGGATGCCGCGGGTAAGGATATCTTTGTAAAAAAGATTGCTAAGTCTGCAGGAGTATCCTATGATAAAGCTGGAGCAATTGCTGCAGCCGCAGGTCGTAAAAGATTAGGTAAAGCTAAGTTTCAAAAACAGGTGAGAGCGGGACAAAAGGCTGCGGCCAAGGCCCGTGC